CCCGAGCCACAAGCCCCGCCACCTCATCGCTGTCATCGCCGATTCGGTTGACGATGGTCAAATCGCCGTGCTTGGCAAAATCTAACAACGCCGGTGCGATTTCCTTGCGCCGCTCCAACACCGACGGATGCGCCCAAGCATGAAACCACGCCGCCCACATCCGCGGATTGTCTTTCAGACGGCCAACGGCAGAAATACCCAGCAAGTCATCCAACCCGCCGCCGTCCACGCCAATATCGATGACCTCGCAGTGTTCAAGCATCCAATCCAAGTCGATTTCGGGACGGTTACCGTTTTCCTCCCAAAAATCCGCACCAGCCCATCGGTCATTTCTCAAATTCATGCCGACTTCGACATTGAGATGCTTGGCGTAAAACTCCATCAATGCCTCGCCGCCCTTGCTTTTGGCTTTGGCGAGCATACCCGTTAATGTCTGCGTATCGACGGACGCGCCCAAATTAGGATTCGTAATGTAGAAATTTTCAGGATTTTCGTAAGCCTTACTTTCCAACATCGCCTTCGGGAACTCATACAGCACAGGCATATACTGAGGATTGATGATTTTCCCGTCACGAACATCGCGCGCCAAATCCAATTCAGCCTTAAAAACCCCCGCCGGCGGCTCGGTTGACTGCGTAGAAAGCTTAATCACAAACCCATCGATACGGGACAACAGACCGCCAGTCGCCTCAGCAATCATCGATTCCGCGCCCGCAACCTTCCCGAACAAATGAAGCTCGTCAATCAGGACGCCGGTTGCCTTTTTACCGCCGACAGTCTTATCGTCAGCCGCCACCACCTTCAACGTCGCACCCGTTACCGTGTTCGTAATGGTTCGAGTGTGCTGTTGGACGTGATAAGTTGCCGACAGATACGGGTCAAGCGTAATCATGTCCCGACACGGAATAAAGCTGTTGTCTGCTACCTCCTTAGTGGGTGCAAGAATCAAATATTCCGAACTTTCACGGTCGTCCAGTTCGATAGCCGTCATCATCATGGCGGCGGCTATTGTTGACTTCGTGTTTTTTTTCGCAATCAACAAGAAAAAATCGTTGATATCCCGCCGATACGTCGTCGGGTTTTGCGCCCCGAACATCGCGCCGGCAAAGTCATACACCCAATCACGGGTCACTTCCCCGATGGTCGGCTGACCCAGCACATCACGAAGCCGCAAACGCTCCATAAACGCAACAGCACGATTCGCCATTACAGGATAAAGCGGCTTGACCGGAACAATACTTTCCCCCGCAATAATACGGCGCTCCCAATCGGGCAGGGCGGTCGTCCATTTCGGAGGGGATGTGTTCAATTCCATCTTTTACCCCCGCCAACCGACACAGCAACATGCCCCGAAACTTCATCCAGCGGGAAAAAATCCCCCACCGCATTCCCTTGACGGCGCCGCTCCCTCAAAGACATCGCCTGCTCACGTGCGGCATCCTTTTTATTAACCGCCGCAGGCTTGGCTTTCGTGTATTTCGCTTTTTCCGACGCCGCAGCGTGTTTTTCCTTTGGCGTTGCCCACGGATCCATCATGACACCTTCCCAATATTCAACAGGGTCGAGCGATACCCGCAATTTGTCACAAACCGCCTTAACAATGGCGCAGAATTCAGAATCATCCGTATCCATCGCCCCAATCCACGCAGAAACGCCGTCAGCAGTAAAAACAGCCGTATTACCACGCCCCATTTTCGCAATAGAAGCAGCAATTTCAGATACAGACTCACAATCCGCATCACTTTCCAGCCACTCAGCCACCGCCCGCGAACAAAAAAGCGGCAGTTCGTTTTGCTGTCGAACTACCGCCTGATTCCCTTCTTCCTTCGCCTTCGGCTGGGAATCATCGCCGAAATAATCAGGCCAAAACGACCGGATATAATCCTTTACCCTAGGGTCAGCCATACAACGCGACCCAGTAGCCGATGCGCTGCCCTCGCTACACCCAATAACCAAAGCCGCATCCCGATTACTGATTTTGACAGGTTTCGCCGAAACAATAGCTTCAGCAAACCTCAGCTTTTGCCCCNTCAACCTAGCCATAACCAAATCCCAAAAAATCACAAAACAGCCTGAAATCCAAGCCATTAAACAATTCTTAAACAATTAACCTTTAACAAAAACACCAAAAAACCAATAAAATATACGCATGGGAGGGCAGGGGGTTTCCGCTGCTAATCCCTATGAACTTTTGACACCCCCTACCCTACCAGCGACGATTTCGCCGGCGATTTTCCGAAACAGATTTTTTCGAGTGGCACTCCTTGCAAAGAGTTTGCAAGTTTTCCACATTATCCTCGCCGCCATCAGCGAGCGGAACAATATGGTCACACTCAGCATCACTTGGCAACACCACCCGACCGCACTGCCGGCACTGATACTGGTCACGCAGTAGCACGGACTCACGCAGAGCCTGCCAGCCACGACCGCGCATACGTTTTTCCGCCGTCTTTGGCGGATGCTTCACGGCGATTCTGCTTTGCTCAACAGGTCGGAGCCGTGAAGCAACTTGTTTTAATCGACCCATAAAATTCTTTCCAAACGCAAAAGGCCGCCTGAAAAATCAGACGGCCTTACCACGCTTTTTTGACTGAAAATAAAAAAGCCGCGTTTCCTGCTCACACAGTAAAACACAGCTTGCCATAATTTAAACAGATTTCCCCCAAAGGGTCAATAGGCTTTTAACAACTTTTTAACAGCTAAATCCGCCACCAAGTTAAGCCTAGCATTTGAAAGCCGCCGCTCATAAGCCTTTCGCGTAATTCCCAATGCCTTCGCTTTTGCTTCTTGAGTACCTATTCGCCGGTATTCAACCATAATTACCTGGCGACGATTAGGGTTAAGATGGCATATTGCTTGGTCAACCAAACTCCCTATTCCATCTCCGTCAACGCCATAAGGCAACAATGCCCGGAAATCATCACGCGGCGGAAGCTCGCCTGCCGCCNCTCTCGCTTGGCAGACCAATCAGCCCACCATTCCAACAATGTTTCAAGTTCAAATTTCATTTTCAGTCAGTCTTTGTTTCACGCTGACCATCCCTAGCCGCCGTCGTAATACGCAGGGCTTTATTTTTGAAGGGATATTATATCAAAATTTGAATAGAAAAATTCAAAATGAAATTATTTTTTACGATGAAAACCTGCAAGCCAATAACAATATGGGCTTGTGCCATAAATTTTAAAAACCTGTGCCATTGTGCCATGCACTGTGCTATGTTTTAAATCGCTGAAAGCCTTATAGTATATAGTCCCGTGCCATTGTGCCATAAATTTTTTAAAAAAATCTCGCATAATAAAAAAATTATTCAGACATAAAAAAATATGACACGTTATATATACACCGTGTCATATTTTGAAAACCTATAATTTTTTTCTTTCGTAAAGCAAAAATCGCCGAAATTTATGGAACTATGGCACAGAGCCATAGGCCATAAGGCTTTCAGCGATTTAAAACATAGCACAGTGCATGGCACAATGGCACAGAGCATAGCACAGACTGTATCCCATAAAACTACAAAACGCGAACGGCAATATTGCCGAACGCGTCTTGACACTGATATTATAGATAACCTAAAAAATAGTCAAATAACTTCCGCTCCACGATACACACACCCGGCTGATCTGAACTTTAAAACATCATTCCCAAGAGATTCCGCCTCAGACAAACCCTCTTCAGGCTTCCAGCCAGGCGTTTTAAAAATCCAGTTTTGATGCGAAGTTTCTCCGTCCTTATTCACAGACCGCCAGCGACGACGGGCGCGCGGCATCTTTTCGGCAATATGTTGCAGAAACTTGGTTTTCCCTGTTTCTCGCTCTCCGTTTTGCCTGCACCACTCTTTGTAAACCAACCAAAGATCGTCAGTAATGCAACAACAAAACGGCAGATCATTAATACCACCACTCGACCACTCATAATAAAACGTTTGCCATGCATAACGGCCATACGAAATAACATTCCGTTTTGCCGATGTCATCGGAGGTTGCGTGTTTGGGTCAAATCGTACCGGCTCTGCTAATTTTATTATCTCATATCCTTTTTCATTTTCCGCCTCCTGTTGTCCATATGTCATGTAGAAATTCCAACACAAAAGGAAGCTATAAAATATTCTAACGCCATCATTGCCGACACAATCTAAAACTTCATCGCGCAATTTTTCATCTAACTTCTTCTCAGGCCAAACGACAAAGTAACGTCGGTCATTTTCTTCAATCTTAAATGGCTGAGATTCATTGCTCAAAAATACGCAATTCATATAGTTCGCCTCTTCATAGGCATCTTGGAATTTGCGTTCAATCCGCATCGTCTTGCCGGTGATCATGTGCTTTTGGCTGCCTGTTTTATTGTATTTCTGCTGGTTAGTATAGACCTCTTCAAAAATACCAAACATCTTGCCTGAGCGGTTTGCCGTATAGTTACTTTCTAAGTCCTCTTGGCCGTATGTCGCGCCGTATTCGCCGTACATCGGTTTGACGATTTCCTCGAAGAAAAACGATTTACCTGCACCATGAATATGACCATGCATAACAACAGCAGTGGTCAGCTTTGACCCTAAATTCTGCAAAGGATATGCCAGCCAATTCAGCAAGTATTCAACCTGTTGCAAATCTCCATTACATAAATAATTTATAAGATTCAAAATCGGCTTGATTTCCGGAAATAGTCGATACAATTCCTGATTGGTTTTAGGCATATCCTCTTTGGGAATCGGGAATTTTGGTTCAAGCGGCATTCCTCGAAAAATATTAATATAGTCGTCAGACAACTTTCTTCCAGGCTCGAAAACCAACCGATCAAACCGCTTAACAAGACGATTCGGGCTACTTATCCATGTTTTAAAACCGTCCGGAGTCATTGCCAACCGAGCCGCCTTTTCCGGAATGACACACCATAATGTGTTATCCCAAATTGAGGCCGAACCATCAAGGTAGATGTATCTTTCCATTATTTCTTTGGCTTCCTCATCCTTGACCGCCTGAATCAACGCATAGTCCTTTTTCAGACGGTTGATTTCGTACATAGTTAACACGGGCGCACGGCCCCATTCGTACCAAGCATCGACAACATCTTTTCCGAAATGGACGGTCATGGCTTTTCGGGTATATGTAACCCCAGTTTTCCTGTCCACGCCGTGGTCTTTACCTTCAACAAGCCCGAAATCAGATTTCAGTTTTTGCAATTTAGACAAATATTCGTCATCTATATCCCCCGCGCCCCCTTGATTGCCTGTTGCTTCAGGAGATTCAGGCAACTGCTCAGATTCCGGCTCCATATTTTGAATGGGTGCGGGAAAGTTTTCAGACGGCCTTTCCGCTTCCGGCACATACTCAACCAGCCAATCCGCCGCGCCCATTTTGCTCAAAACTTCGGACGGATTGACAATGCGCCCACCATCAGCAATCGCATCGGCAATATCGAAACCATGAGGCCATCCCCCCGGAGCAGGAATGTTTACCAGCCAAACGCGGCAATTCTGCTTTGTCAGCACCTCAGCAATACCCAACATCGCCTTCATTCCGCCTTGCTCATTGCGTGGCAGGAATGGTTTAGACTCAGGGTCAACACCTTCTTGACGCTCTTTTTTAGTCAGCTTTTGGCGTAGCGAATCGCAATCAGGCCACAAGACAACATCACGATCAACGACCACTGACCAATCCGACTTATCCCAGTTGTTACAACCGCCATGCCACGTCAGGACGGCATAGTTATAACCCTGAGCATCTGCCGCGTTCTTACATTTCTCTCCCTCAACAACCAAAACTGGTAATGATGGGTCAGCAGCCAAAGAATCAAGGCCGTACAATGGGCGCGGATTATCCCAACAACGCCAACGCCACATCTTCTCGCCTGTTTTCTTATGCTCACAAAACGTATAAGGTAGATCGATTTTTCCGCCGTCTGATTTTTTAAATCGGGCAACGCCACCCAAAACCGCGCCGGAGCTATCGCGGAAAACAGATTTAAAAATAAGGTCATCCGATTTTCTAAATCCATTTCTAAAGGTCATAGATTTCAGCGCATATTCAGGCACAGGAATGATGGGCCTCCACAAATCTCGCTCTTCCTCTTTTACCGGAGCAGGAGGCGGCAAAGGTTTAGGAGCCTTATCTACCAAATCCCCATGCGCCAAACCAAGCAAGGAGGCAACCTTATCTCTAGCCTCATTAAAACTGTATCCGCACACATCCATCAGCAAATCAAACGGACTGCCGCCATCTGGCTTGCACTGGTTACAAATCCAAACACCGCTACCACGACTTGAGCCGCTGCCATCGGTAAACCTGAATCGGTCAGTACCACCACATGATGGGCATGGATGATGATTTTTGTCCAAAATCTCAGAAGGAATCCCGCAAGCCTCCAAAACCTCACGCCACCGGCCATGAGCGGCGGTATTAATTTCGGCTTTTGTTGCATATTTTTTATTCATTTTCAGTCATCCTTTACGTTTTTTAGGCGTAAAAAAGGNCCACCTCTAGTGGGCAGGCTAAATTACCAATCGCGTGTTAATCGGTAACGGGAGTAATCGTCTCAGGTGCCGTATTCAAAAGGGCCTCAAGCCTCTGATACACCTCATAATCACACCGCTGAACCTTGCCTGTTGACGCTCGATGCACCCATGATTGAGATTTCCCAACCAGCTCTGCCAAGCGAGCCTGATTCAGACGGTGCTTATACAAAACCTTTTGCACCAATTCCTGCAATTTCATAATTCAAATTTCCTGCTTTGTTATTCGTTTGTGAATATTCTAATTCAAATTTTGAAGATGTCAAGGAATTATTCAAATTTTTTCGTAAATAATTTATGCAAAAATGAATTTTATAAAGATAATCCGCACTAATAAAAAAACGGAGGTCTTATGAAATACCTATCTGACAACTACGCATACCTGCTTCGCACCCACGGACTCAATTCCCGTCAATTATCAGATCGCCTTGGAGGCAAGCCATCCCAACCAACACTGAGCCGTCTTGAGAAAACACCCGGCAAGAACCCGCGCCTTGAAAATATCCAAATCATTGCTGATTTTTTTGAAGTCCCAATCGAAGACTTGATGAATAAGCCGCTTTGGATGGATTCCGCGCAAACTCAAGAAATCACACAAAAAATACAAGAGCCAAAAACATCTTATGCGGCCGCCGGCAAGCTCCCGAAGAAAACTATTCCGCTGCTTGAAATTGACCAAGCAGTGAAATACGTCAGCCAACGAAGTCAAGTTGATATAAAACACAGCGAGAGAGTGGCAACAACCATGCCGCATTCAGACCTCGCCTTTGCCTTACGGATGTTTGACAACAGCATGAAAGCAGAAGAAAACACAGAAGAATCAATAAGCAAAGGCGAAATACTTATTGTTGAACCAAAAATTCCGCCGCGCCACGAAGACATTGTTGTCGTCAATTTAAATCCTGAAAAACAAATCGGGATGGTTGCAAAACTTGAAATCGACCCTTTCGGCAAACGCCGACTGCGCAGAACCGGCATCAATGTTGCCGGTGAGAATCTAATAGACTTGCCGGAAGGAGCTTTTATTTGCGGCGTTGTCATTGAGATAAAACGCCGAACCATCAGTTTTAGTGAGGTAGAAAAACGAATAAAAAACGAATACAACCCAATAGAATCAACACAGAAATAGCGCAACATATTGATTTAAAAAAATTAAACCAAAGACCGCAACATCATGCGGTCTTTTTTTTGTATTTTTTATTCAAAAAATTTACATTATATTCAAAGATTTGAATAAAAATACCTCAAATTATTCAAATATTGCTTGAATAATTTTATTCATTTACGCATAATTACACCCATCAAAACAAACACCCCACGAAAGGGCAACCGATGGAAACCAAGAAATCAATCAGACAACACTTGTCTCAAATGCTCCGGAAACTGAAACCGGCAACTCCAAGAAAACAAGTCATGGTCGCAACGGGATTCTTCATTGAAGAAACTGAGGAAGCATGCAAAACAGAACTTGACCGAGTCAAAAAACACATCAAAACCGCTTTCGACAATCAAGTTGCCCACCTCATTAAAGACTTCAACATGTCAAAAGAAGAGGCAGAGAAAATCGCGCTTGAACACGCTCAATTCAGAATTGACAGCCTGAATAGCTCATACAACTTATAAACCAAAGGCCGTCTGAAATTCAGACGGCCACACAAAGGGTAAAAAATGAAAATCCGCTACATCTTAATTGCCATATTAATAGCAACAGCAGGCTACATGACCGGTAAAGCGACAGCCAAAGAAACAATTACCGTCAACATCGAATGCCCACAGGAAGGCTGCGGTTTTATCGATTTCGACAAAAACCCCGAACTCATTGGCGGCGGCCTCGTTCTCGAACCAACAGACCAGAAATAACCATGCCGGCAATATTAGTCTTAGTCCTAATCATCGTACAAATAGCCGTCGAACGCATCACCGGAATCCGATTCCGCAAATGGATAGACGGCACCCCACGGAAATAAAACCATGGCAACCAACAAACGCCCTCGGAAAAAATATTGCAAAAAACGTCTGTACTTAATTGATACCGCACGGCAATCACACGTCAACCCAATTCAGCTCGTAGCACACGCAACAAGCAACAGGCCACTATCGGAAGAAACAGTCAATGCCGTTTTGACCGGATACACAAATTTTCTTGATCTAGTCAAATCCGGAAAAGCAACAGGTCAAATTTTTTTCCAGATGTGCGAATGCCATTACTTGTATGTTGCCCTGCTCGAAGTGATGAAACGCGCCAAAGTCAATTTCGACAATGCCGACGACCATATGCAATTTAAGCTTAGGCTATCGATCCTATTTGACATCGCAGTCGATACCACGACAGACGTTTTAGAAGGGATCGCATCACGCGAAAAGAAAACCAATAAATTTATTTTGACTGGAGATGAAATCAAACACATAGAGCAGTCAATATCAGATTTCAAATGGCTCCTCAAAATTGCAAGCTGGCAGCATTACATTGCCGCGCTAAAGGAATCAGAGCCAATCCTAAACCAAGAAGCACACCGCCAACGAAAAAGGAAAAGACTGGAGGCCACGCAATGAAATATCTCGCACTTTTATTAATTTATTTCCTAGCAGGATTTGGTGCCGGCGAAATCATCAGCTACATCAAAAGCTACATCAAAAAGAAATCCGCAAAACCCGATGACGACTGGCACGGCGGACACTGGCCGCACTAATAGGAGAAAGACATGAACTGCGAATACCCAAATATCGCCGTCAAGCGAAGCCCTAAAAACACATGGATTATTGTTGAATATGTCGGCACCTTGTATGACAAAAAACACTGGTCAATAAACGGCCACTTTAAGCGGAAAGCGAAAACCATCGCAGAATATAAAACATTTGAAGAGGCAACAGAGAAAGCCGAATACATCCGAACCAACAAAAAACAGGAGAAATAAAATGATTGAAATCAAAGACAAAAACATCATTGCATACAACGCAAGCGAGAGCTTAATTGAAAGCATAATCAAAGACGTTTTCTCAGGTCTAATGCTTGGATTTTGCTTATATATTAGCCATTGGGCAGATTCAGTATTCTGGACTTTTATCACCGGCTTGATGTTTTTATTTTATCTTTCAAGCAAACTCAACAGACTAATAAAAGCCCGCGTTACAAAATTTAAAACATGGGCAGAATTTAAAAAATGGGTAGATGAGCAGGCTGAGCTTGAAATGCACTCATCTGATATGCCAAACAAGGACGACAATGCGCAGACGGCTGAATAACTACCAATTCGACAGGCGGCGGAAATACCGCCTAATGAAGATTAGAAAGGCAGGCAGAAAATGAGTAAAAATTCAAAGCAGCGAGAATTTACATTTAAATATAAGTTTGGCGGCAAAGATTGGGTTACGTCTGTATTTGCTGACAGCGTTGAAGAGGCGAAGCGTAAGATTCGAGCGCAGGCTGCGGCGGTTTACGATGGCGAAATTGTGGCAAGGTTTCCCGTTCTACCCAAGGCATCTTGGGTTAATCGTTTGATAGGATGGGTGAAGACCAAATGAAAATACTTGACTTTATTAAAGGGACTGCAAAGGAAATATAAATGAATATCGAAGAATTTAATCCAAAAAACAACCCTAAATACATCAGCTATATTTATCGTTTTTTGAAGAAAGAATACAAATTAGGTAAAGCATTAAATTCGACTTCAAGAATTGTGAAATTTAAGCATGATTACGGATGGTATATTGGTTATTTTTTAAATGACGGACTTGGAGACTTTATTGGCAGCAGGGTTTTATACGGTAATCAAAAGGTAGAGGTATTTTGTTTTGTCAGAACAACCGAAGAAGAGGTAACTGAGGAAATCAAATGGGAAGATTACGAACGCATCGGCGGGTGCTTATTGATTCCATGGCGACACCAATGGATTTACACAAACAAGCATTCCAGAAAATGCAAATTTTGCGGGCAATGGGAGCGAAAAGTAATAAAAACCGTTAAAACAGTTAGCCGTCAAGAATTATGGAAATCAGAAGAAAAAAAATCATACAAGGACCGAGAAAATGTCAAAAATGCCAACAGAAACTAGATTAATGCTGATACACGGCAATACTCATATTCCGCTCGAAACAGTGGCAAAAGAATATTTGAACCTTAGCCCCGAAGTAGCACGCCGGAAAGCAAATGCACAAAGTTTGCCATGGCCGGTAATATCAGCAGATGGAAACAAAAAAAGCCCCAAGTTTGTAAGCGTATCAGCCCTTGCTGAATGGCTAGACCAAATCGAAAGCAAGGCAAAAGATGAATGGGCAAGAGTACGAAATTAAAGAAAAGGCCGCCTGAAATTCAGACGGCCTTTTTTTCAGGCGAAAAAAGAGCGATCAGGCTGCTCAGCCCTAACAATTTCATCAGCCTCTTGCAGAGCTTCCATCATCTCCAACACTGGAGGCCTTGCCCGAAGATTGGTATATCGCCTCATACTCTCCCAATCCCCATGTAACGTGAATTGCTGCATCACCGGAATCGACAAACCCTTTTCAGCCAACCTTGTCGCCCCCTCATGGCGCAAATCATGAAACCGCAGATCATCAATCTTCAGCTCACGACACGCACGCTGCCACAAAGAGCCAACACTCCTGCCCTTATAACCACCAAGCAACAAATCGCTATTCTGCACATTCATTTGCCGCGCAATCTCAGGGGAGCGCATCAAATTAATCACAGCCATTGCCTCATCCGATACCATAAAAGCCTTGTCATTACCCTTACTCCCTCTTGGATTTTTCAAATCTCGCACAAGCCAAAGACGGTTTGCCTCATCAAAATCAGACCAGCGCAATCGGGCAATCTCATCAAGACGGCGGCAGGAATAAATCGCAAACCACATAATCAAGTGCATCGGCAGACGTTTCGGATTTACAACCACACGCCTCCACGCCTTCAAGAAATAAGCCGTTAATTCCAAAAGCTCATCGTTATTAGGCAAACGATCACGCCGGCGCGCCTTGCCGATGACACGCGCCCTGCGCAAACCCTCCATCGCAACATCAAGCTCAGCCCATGATACATCAAGCCCCCAAACGAAATGCGCGTGCTTAATAATCGAGCGCATATACTGCAAATCGCCGTTGATCGTAGAGGCAACCACCGGCTTAATACCAAGCTCAGGGCAACCCTTCTGCCGGGCAAAGGCAAAAGCAGAGTAATCAGCACGCGTTAATCTATCCAGCCTCTTATTGGCTATATCAAAATTTAAAATAAAATTGATAACCCCAAGCTTCGTCTCACTGTAATTCGTCCGAACTTCGTCAACATACCGCTTTGCAGCTTCCTTGAGCGTAGGGCATAATTCACGCTTGCCATCGTTAAAAAGCAGATCAGGATTTGACTCAATCTCAAATTCACGCCGCTTTGCCCACTCAGTCGCAAGAGATTTTTTAGAAAAAGTCCGGCTTTCGGAGTATGGAGGATAGCCCTCCCTTTTCACACGCACCTGCGCCCTGTAAACAACAGTCCCCGACGGGTTTGTCCTTTTTGTTATAGTAGCCATTTTTGCACCATGCGGAATAAATATTTAATGGTGCAAGTATGGTACAACAAAAGAACATATAAAGCACAAAATAAGCGGATAAAAACAGATAAAATACAAAAGAGAATTTTATAAAAATTATTACAAAACAGATAAATGACTAATTTAAAAGAAAATACTAGATTGATACTAGCCCCCATGCAAGGGCTGGTGGACGATGTGATGCGCGACCTG